TTCAACAACATATGTTGCAAGCTTTGAATTAACAAGGCTTTCTGCAATGCTTGCATCAAGCTCCGCGATAACACCCGGCAATGGCAGATGCGGGTAGTGGGCTTCCGGGTACGGCTCCACCGCAATGATCTTTTTACGGACTGACATTAATAACCTCCAAAATTGAACATTCGATTGTTGCGCTTACCGTTAGATATTGCGTGTCTGCGTAAGTGTCTGTGCCAATATCTGTTGCCGTGCAGCTCGCTTGCGCAACAAGACCATCGCCAAGCGTAGTATCGCCAAGCACCACATCGCGCAACCATGCGCGCCATGTAAGCAAATCTGCGTATTTGCGCTGCATGTCAGCTTGCTCGTTCACATATAGAACGGCATTGATCGTTAGCACGGTCGTTCGATTGGACGCTCCATAACTAATCGTATCTGATCCTGGAACCAGAACGACAGCTGGCACAACAGCGACATTATCAGGCGGCGTAGTATGCACCGCGCGCAGCGTGTAGCCTGTTGGCGGTGTAGCTGCGGCAATGCGCGTTGCCAACGCCTGATGAATTGTCAGATCGTTCATGCACCACCGACCATGCCGGTTCGATTGCGGTAATTCTCAAGCAATAGCTGCGCCTCTGGATGCAGAGCGCGAGACATGCGCAACACGCCGCCAAGCTCTTGCGATCCAATCACCCCGAACGGGGCTGTGCGCGAGGACCAAACCGCGCCCCCTTGAATAAGCGCAGCTTGCTTTACGGCAACTGGAACAGATGGCCAGCCGAATACACCAACGACCTTAACGCCAAGATATCCAAGCGGAAAAAGCTTGGTGTCGGAAATGTTGGTATCGATTTCTGTATATGGTCGCGCATCTGTTGCAGCGTTGCGCGGCGACAGAATGTAATCCGTTGCGCTCCAGGTTGTCTCATATGTTCCATCTTCGTTGTCATCTGTCTGCAGCGTTGAGACAGAGACAATTGGATCCGTTAGAACATAGGTAAGATCATTGGTTGTGTAGTAGCGCGTTTGGCTTGCAGTTTGGCCAAAGCCAACCTTTGAATCAACAAAATTATTAATAAGCTGGTCCGTTGCATCAAGAACAGATTGAAGCGCGGTGTCGTCCGCGCTATCTGTAATGCCCAAGCTTGATTTGAATTCTGCCAAGGTTGCGTAGCTCATTAGTCTTTGCCTTTCCCGCGCTTTGCCACGCGTGTTTTAAGTGTTGCTGTCTGCGTGTCATTTACAACTTGCGCGCGCTCTACGAGCGGCATTGCCTGCTCTGGCGCTGCAATAGCGTAGCTGTGGCGAATCATGCATTTTGCTTCGCTCTCTGGCAGATCGATAACGCCACCAACCGGTGGCCACGATACGCCATTTCGCGTTCCTGTTATCTGCATTCGCATCTTAATTTTCATGCGTCCTCCGTAGTTATGCGGGAGAGAGCTTGCGCCCTCTCCCGCTGTGTCCTCAATGTCTAACTAATTGTTAGACATTCGCTCCCTTGAAGCTCTTAACGGCGCTCGCCTCAACAAGCCCGGTCACGCCACGCACCTGAATGCGATAGGTGATAAGCCCGTTTGCAAAGGCGAAATCGGCCGAGCTGGCGATATCAACGCCGCCAACCAAAACCGTCTTGATGGAACCGAGGTCCCCGAAGACGGCGCTAATTGCCTCGTCGCCTGCATCAACAAGCGGACCCGAATAAACCGGGAAACCAAGGATCGTATCAGGGCGCGTAAGATCGCCTGGCACGAAAATTGGTCGGTTCTGCGAATCGAGAAGCTTCATCACGCCGCCCATCGTGGTATCGTTCATGATGAAACCGCGCTTTGGCGCGCGGCGGTACTGCTGGCGAACCGAGTAGATCAAATCCACCAGGTCGGCGTACACAGGCGCAATTGCTGCACCCTGCTTACCAACGGTCGCCGCAGCTGCAACTGCCGGACCGGCAACTGCACCGTGGGCGATGGCCACTTCCTGGCCAGCCTTTTCCGCCACAAAAGCGGCGATGTCAAAGGCAGCATCCTGAACAAGCTCCTGCGAAACCTGAAGCAGGGTCGCATACTTGGCCGGGGTCAACGCCAAATTTGACAGGGTACCATCCGACTCCCCGACTGCGCCGGCTTCGGCAACGGCGGCTGCCGTACCGAGAGCGGTGACGCGAGGAAGGAGAATCTGATTGCCCGTCGATGCGCGGATGATGTCCACGATATCGGCGTTCAAGAATGGATTTACCTGGCCAGCAACAACATTAACCATTGCGGCTACTGATACTGGATTGCCAAGACCCGTGGACTTGGTCACATCGCGGTATTCAAAGTTTCGCTCGCCACCCTCGCGGCCAAGACGGCGAAGCTCGGCAGCCTCATCGGCCTCCTGCTCGCTCTTTGGGGCAATCGCGGTTGCGTACTCTGAACGGACGGCATCGGCGGCCTTGCGGGCCTCAACAGCATCCTTCTCTGAACGAATTGCGGAAGCAATCGTAGTTGCCTCGCCGGTGAGAGCTTCGAAGCGGGCCTGTGCCTCGCCTGTCAGCGTCTCGCCCTTGTCAGCCGTAGCGGCAACAAGGTCCGAAGCCTCGGTGAGGAGGCGCGCTCGCTTTTCAGCAAGCTTCTGAATGTCAGCCATTTTCTTTCTCCTTTATTTATTTTTTACCAATATGCTTTCAGCGGGATAACTTAAACGGGCGCGCCTACGCGGGCGGCGGGGTTTAGTCTCGTGGCTTACAGCGTCTCGTTCTCCAGCTCGGCCAGCTTGAGCTTTGCCAAAGCGATGCTTGAATCCATTGATGCCCGCGCTGGCGCAAGACGCGCGCGCACGGTATCAAGGACCTCCACTTCATCTTCGGACAAGCTCTTGCCTGCCTTGACGGATTCGAGCGTAGAAATAAGGCGTTCGGCTTCAATGCCTAAACGCGGCGCTGTGATCTTTCGAACAGCTGCAAGCCCAGTTGTGGCGGGATATGCAGCCTGTTGTCCAGGCGAAAGAATCGAAGCTTCAATCAAATTAACTTCCTTAAGCTGGCGATCTTCACCAACCCATGAATCGCCGCCCTTCGGCACAGTAAAGCCAAAAGACATACCAGCGGCAGCGGATTCATGCGTAAGCATTGAAATAACTTTTGCTGCATCTGGATCAGCCGGATCAAGTTTTGCTTCAACGCGCAAGCCCTTGGAATCTTCCTCTAGCTTCAGTCTACCACTTGCAGTTGTTGCAAGCGCGCGCGTCTCTTCATGACCAAACAAAAATGCAATGATCTTTTGTCCTGCATTCGCGCGAGACAGCGAACGCTTAAACGCGCCCGGCTTAATTACTTCAGTAAACGGAAGCCCGCTGCTTGGTGAATCGAACAGCGCAGCGTAGCCAGAGAATGTGCGCTGGCCATCTTCGCCTTCGCTAATGTTGAATTCGCCCATGCTTGCAGAGCGCATTTCAATTTCCTTGAACTGCGCGCGCTTTGGATCTTCAGCTTCAATCATTTCTTGTTCCGTTTCCCTTTCATTATTTTCTGCGGCAATAAGACGATCAGCCCACTCCAAAACTTGATCAGCCGACTTGGAATTAGTAGTATCTACTCCCCACAAAAAGCCAGCAACGGCACCTGCGCCAGGGAAATCTTCATTTGTTCTGTCGCTATTCTGTGGAACGCTTTCCCAATCACCACGATGCCGGCGAATCCACGCGGCCATTCTAAGCACCTTGTCGCTATCAGCTCGACCCGCTGCAAGCTCTCGTGCCTCTGCAACCGTCTTTGGCTGCAGACCATCGCCAGCGAGACCGTCGGCGTAAAACTCAAGACCTTTTTGCGCTGCGCTCTCGATGTAATTTGGCACTTGATACACAGCTCGGTTCTCATAATCCTCATCTGTATCTTTTTCCAAATCAGAATCTTCGCTTTCGTAATCATCGGCAATATGCTCTTCCGAAGAATGCCCAACAATGCCAAGTTTATCTGCCATTGCGCGAACAGCTGGATCATTGTCGATGGCCATTGTTAGCTCGTCGCCGTATTCATCTTTCAGCAACGCATACTTGGCCTCTTTAAATGCAAAGCCAGTTTCAAATGCGCTTCCTTCAAAATCATTTAGATAGACAGCTTCAACGCCGGCCACTTTATATTCTTGCAGCCAAGCTCGTGTTTCCTGAAGACGCTCGATCTTGCGCGCAGAGACAATGAGAATTTCTGTATTGCCTGACATCACCTCCTCATTAAGATGATCAATCAGGGGTTGATTTGGTTGATCGTTTTCAAGAACGAGCGTATCATCCAAATCCACAATTACATAGCTCATGATTACTTGTCTCCCTGTACGGTTACCGGCGCAGCGCCGCTGTGCTTAATTGGCGGCAAGCCCGCAACCTTTGCGCTATCAAGAGGATCGAATCCAGCTCGAACGAGAACACCCGCAGTCTCTGCATCGCTGCGCGTTGAATCTTCGCCAGCAATACCAATGTTAAGAGGAATGCGGAATTTATCGCCTTCATCACCGATTGGCGCTCTGTCTTCCAGCTGCCTAATTTCATTTACGGAAATCCAGCCGTTGTTAAGGGCCACCGCGTAGGCATTGAACCGTTCGGCCGTTGTTGGTCGTAGCAGTCCATCCAAATTAAATTTAACAAATGTAGTTTGACCGATTACAAGCCGCTGAAATGCAGCTTCCAGCCGCGCAATAAGTGGGCCGAGGCCCAGACGCAGCCATTCAATGGAGACAATTTCCACGCTGTTATATGAGGAGTTTCCGCCAGGGTATTGAAGCAAATGCAGCGGCACGCCGTAGATTCTGCCAATGGATTCTACGCCCCAGGCCATGGTTTCAACCAATTGCAAATCGCTAATCTTGGCGCTCAATTGCTGAAAGTCTGCACCGCCGGTAATAACGGCAACCTTATGCATCTTGTCGATGCCTTCATGCCGCCGACCAAACGATGCGCGCAGCTGTTCGGCTTGGTCAGATGTTAGCTCTCCACTTACTTTGATAATGCCCGAAGGTGCTGCGCCTTGTTCATAAAACTTGGCGCTAAAACGCTGCGTAGCGGAGGCAAGCCCAAGCGTTTCTCGGTGATGCTCAACCGGTGAAAGCCCGCGCAAGCTCTCCCCTACACCAGCAAATAAAACAATGTGCAGAATATCGTCCGGTCCATGCACGCTTGAACCTTCAAGCGTTTTGATTCTGTATTGCGGCGTGCCGTCTGGCAGCTGCGAAACTTCAACCTTGCGTGGATCCAGTACGCGAATTTCCACAACATTTCCCGTTGCGACCCGTTCAGATGGCAACGCTCAATGGAAGTTTGGCAAGCTGCGGGCTTGCCCGTAGTTGAAATGCCGCAAACACCGAATCGAATGGTGCCGGCCACTAGCTCAATGTTTGATGCGATTGTTAATAAGCGCGTTAAGCATGACGGCGATCCGCGCCTTGCGCGACACATTGCAAATGCTACGCCGTATCAATCACGCCACGGTGTGATGTTGAGGAAAGAACATTCTAATAAAAAGATCGACCTTGCCGTTGCGGCAATCATGGCACATAGTAGAGCAGGCACATTGCAGAGCGCACCAGCTACGCCGCAGAAAGCGCGCGTGGAATACATTGAGCTGTAGGAGAACAAATGGGGCTGATTGATCGGATTCTTGGACGCGAATCAGAGCAGCGCGCAATTGGTGGTGGCTGGAACCAAAACTGGTTTGATGGCGGCTATCCTCAAACTGCAGGCGTTGCCGTTAATGAGGAGAATGCAACAAGCATTGGTGCAGTATACGCCGCGGTGAAGTTGTACGCCGACACGGTGGCTGCGCTTCCGTGGGGTGCGTATATTCGAGACACAGGCACACGCCGACCTGTTGCGCGTCCGCGATGGATGGAGAATCCAATCCCTAATAACCCCAACTTTACCGGCTTCGATTTGCGACATCGAACGGTAACCAGCTTGCTTATTGATGGCAATGCCTTTTTGCTAACGCTTCGAGACGCAACGGGAAATGTTGTTGAAATTCGCGTGTTGGATCCTCGCAAGGTTGAAGTTTCGCAGCTGCCAGACGGCACGCCGCAATACAAGATTAATACGCTCGAAGGATCAAGCACGCATGGACCGGACGATATTCTTCACATCGTTTTGTTTGCTGGCGTAGGGGAGAGCTTGCGCGGGCTTTCACCGGTTGAGCATCACCGAGAAACGCTTGGGCTTGCCTCCGCTACGCAGCGTTTTAGCGCCAAGTTCTACGAACAAGGGGCAGCACCTTCGGGCATTATCAAGGTAAGTGGAGAGCTGACATCGGATCAAGCTGAACAGCTGCGCGTATCGTTTGGTCGGCGGCATGAAGGCATCGACAAGATGCATAAGGTTGCCGTTATTACCGGCGGTGCAGA